TTGAAAAAGCATGGTGTAAATGCAATGAAAACTACATCTACTTCTGTAAGAGGATTTCATAATATTGTAAATAATGGATATAGTTATGATGGTAATAATTTCCTTCGTTTTTATAAAGTATCTCCTGATGTTGTAGAAAAAGTGGCAGACGAAATTCAAAAAGCTGGTGTTCGTGTCTATGGAATAAATAAGAGTGGTACTATTAGAGGTGATTTTTCAAAAACAGGATTAGTAAATGAATCTCTTTTAACTGAAGGTGGTGCATACGGACACATGTCTCACCCATTTGATGATATGGATTTAACTTTTGGTGATTTAAAAAACATAATAACTGGTGCATTAACTGGTGAATTAGAATTGACAAGAGAAAAAACCGATGGGCAGGCATTGGCAATCAGCTGGAAAAATGGTAGATTAATTGCAGCAAGAAACAAAGGACATTTGGCAAACGCAGGAGCAAACGCAATGGGAATTGAAGATGTTGCATCTAAATTTGGTGGTAGAGGTGGATTAACTGATGCATATAATTTTGCAATGAAAGATTTATCGGCAGCAGTTCAATCTCTTTCAGAACCACAACGAAAGAAAATATTTAACGAAGGGCAGTGTTTTATGAATTTGGAAGTAATTTGGCCAACATCGGTTAATGTTATTCCCTACGGACAGGCTTTATTAGTATTCCATAATACAACTTGCTACGATGAAAAAGGAAGTGCAGTTTCTGCTGACCAATCGGCTGCAACTAAATTAGCAGGAATGATTAAGCAGGTAAATGCAGATGTTCAATCTAAATATACAATTCAAGGCCCTCCTGTTACAAAACTTCCTAAAAATGAAGATTTGAGTGCAAAACAGGGTAAATATTTAAGTAAATTACAAAAATTACAATCTGAATTTGGGTTATCCAATAATGATGGTGTTTCTGAATATCATCAAGCATGGTGGACTAATTTTATAGATAAATCAAAAGTTGAATTACAGAAATTTGAAAAAGATGCGTTAATAAGAAGATGGGCATTTGGTGATAAATCATTTCGTTTGAATTCAATCGCAGATAAAGAAGCTCAAAAATGGGCAATAGATAATGATAAAGTAAATGTAGTAAAGCAACAAAAAGAAAATGTTAGACAATTTGAAGAAATATTTTTGGGAGTAGGTGCTGATGTTCTTTCATTTATGAGTTCAGTACTAACTGCAAATCCAAATGCAGCAGTAGCCGATATGAGAAACAGATTGGAATCTACCGCAGAAAAAGTAAGAGGTAGTGGTGACGTATCTAAAATAGCTAAATTAAAAATGGAATTAAGTAGGTTAGCATCTATAGGTGGTAAAGATAAAATAGTTCCAAACGAAGGTATTGTATTCGTTTATAAAGGTAACACTTATAAATTAACAGGTACATTTGCACCACTAAATCAGATATTAGGTATATTTTACGAATAAATTTAATATATATTATTAATAAATAGGTTATAACAATATAGAAAAATGACAAAAAGAAAAAGTTTTGACGAAAAAAATAAACACATACACAAATCTCGTAAACTAATTATAGATACGGTATTTGGTAGAACCGATGACAATCAAAATGTGTTTGGTTATGAAAAGGCAGATGAAACAAAAAAAGAAGTTGGAGAAATTTGGATAGATGAAGCTGGTAATGAATGGGAACAAAAAGAAGGTTTCAAAATTAATACCACCAAATTAGATGATGCCAGAGAGTATTTAAAAAAATTAACAACTTGTTCTTCTGAAAATTGTGGAACAATACAATATAGTAATGCAGATAAAAAATTAATTATTAGAACTGGGTATTGTGTAACGTGTATGAGAAAAATAGAACAATCACTACGGGAAGATGGTAGTTGGGCGTTTTATGAAGATTATAGAATAACATTAAATAAATTAGATTTTGTTAGAGATACTAAATCACAATTAGAAGAAGCATTTAATAGTGTAACTCAACAAATTCAAATGCTTAACGAAGATGGTTCATTTAGTAAATGGCAATGGGATATTGATATTGAAAAAGTAAAATCGGATTTAAAAAATGATATTGAAGGAGCGTATGATGCAATAGATGCATTATTAGAAAGAAAGTTAGCATTGGAAGATAAGTTACGAGAATTAAATCATTCAGAGCTTATAAAAAATTAAAAATTATGAAAAAATTATTGAATTTTAAGAACATTGCTATAGCAGCATTGATTATTTATGTTTTATTACAGTGGTTTAATCCAGGTGGAGTTATGCCAGGTGGTAGAACTATTACAATAGATGGTAAAAAATATGAAGTTATTAAACATACAATTGATACCGTTGATGTAATCAAAACTAAAGTTGTAACTAAAAGAGGAGAAGATATCTATCACGAAACAATCGTAGAAAAAGAAGTTTTTATTCCTGCTAATATAGATACTGCGGCATTACTTAAAAATTATTACTCAAAAGTATTATACAAAGATGTATTAGTATTACCTGATTCATTGGGAACGGTATCTGTAACTGATACTATATCTCAAAACAGAATTTTAGGTAGAACATTTGATGCTAAAGTAAGAGAACGAACTATAAGAGAAGAGTTAATTGTTAAAGAACCTGCAAAGAATCAAGTATACTATGGTTTAAACGCAGGGTTTAACAAAGAAGATTATGTATCTGCAATTGGAGCTGGCATAATTTTGAAAACAAAAAAAGATAAAATATACAACTTAAATATCGGTGTAAATAATACAACTATCGATGGAACTAATGGCACACTATCACCTTTCATTGGATTTGGTACATATTGGAAGATTAAATTAAAAAAATAATATGGGAGTTCAAGGACAACCAAAAAAAACTTTAAAAGAAATAATTTCTGAAGAATATCGTAAATGTGCGGGAGACCCCATTTACTTTATGAAGAAATATTGTGTTATTCAACATCCGGTGAGAGGGAAAATACCCTTTCACCTTTATTCTTTTCAAGAGGATTGCTTAACTGATTTTAAAGACCATCGTTTTAATATCATTCTAAAATCTCGTCAGTTAGGTTTATCAACCCTTTCTGCGGGATTTATTCTTTGGAAAATGATATTCAATCAGGATTTCAATGCGTTGGTTATTGCAACTAAAGTAACGGTAGCTAAAAACCTCGTAGAAAAGGTTAGAGTTATGCACGATTTACTTCCCGTTTGGTTGAGGGATGGAGGAACTGCGGCAGCTGAAGATAACAAACTATCACTTAAACTAAAGAACGGTTCACAGGTCAAAGCAATCGCATCCTCACCTGATGCAGGACGTTCTGAAGCCCTATCCCTATTGGTAGTGGATGAGGCTGCATTCATTAGAGATATTGACGAAATTTGGTTATCAGCACAATCAACTCTATCAACTGGTGGTAACGCAATTGTATTATCTACTCCTAATGGTGTGGGTAACTGGTTTCACAAAATGTGGGTAGAAGGTGAGAGTGGAGCAAATGGATTCAATTGTATCAATCTACATTGGACAGTTCACCCTGAAAGAAATCAGGCGTGGAGAGATGAGCAAACCCGTATTTTGGGAGTTAAAGGAGCGGCACAGGAATGTGATTGTGACTTCATTGGTTCCGGTGATACCGTAATTGACCCTGCATTATTGACTTGGTACAAAGATACCTATGTAATGGACCCGATTGAAAAAAGAGGATTTGATAATAATTTATGGATTTGGGAATATCCAAACTACAACAAACAATATATGGTTGTGGCTGACGTTGCAAGAGGAGATGGAGCCGATTATTCTACTGCACAAATAATTGATATTGAAGATTGCACACAAGTAGCCGAATACAGAGGTAAAATTGAAACAAAACATTTTGGTAATTTTTTAACATCGTTGGCAACGGAATATAATAACGCCCTATTAGTAGTAGAAAACTCAAACGTAGGTTGGGCATGTATTCAACAGATAATTGATAGGCAGTATGGTAATTTATTCTATATGAGTAATGACCTAAAATATATTGATGTTGAGAAACAAATGAGTAATAAGTTTTACAGAGATGAAAAGCAAATGGTTGCAGGATTCTCTACAACATCAAAAACCCGTCCTCTTATAATCTCCGCATTGGATACATATATGAGTGATAAGGATATTCTCATTCGTAGTGGTAGATTGATAGATGAAATGTTTACATTTATTTGGCATGGTGGTAGAGCAGAAGCAATGAAGGGATATAATGATGACTTGGTAATGGCGTTGGCAATCGGACTTTGGGTTCGTAACACCGCACTTCGTTTGAGACAAGAAGGTATTGATTTAACAAAGAGTATGTTGAATTCTACTCAAATAAAACAATTTGATGGAGTGTATTCTACAGGTTGGTCTGGTAAGAATCCATACGAAATGGAAGTGGGTAGAGGTGAGGTAGAAAACTTAACTTGGTTACTTCGTTAATTTTTTTATATTTATATATTGAAACTCTCTTATATGAAGGAAAATTTAGACAAGTGGTTTAAAGAAAAATGGGTAAACATCGGCAAAAAAGTTGATGGTGAACATCCACCATGCGGAACTTCAGGAGAAAAAAAGGGTTATGCAAAATGTGTACCTGCTGCAAAAGCGGCTAGTATGAGTAAGAAAGAGAAAGAAAGTGCAACTCGTAGAAAGAGAGATGCACAAAACGATGCAGGGAGAGGTGGTAAAGATAGTAAAGGACAAGGTAAAACACCAATATATGTTTCAACAAAACCAAAAAATGAAACTATGAATATAGAAGAAAAAATAAATCTTTTTTTAGAAAAGAATTGCCCAACAGACCCAGATAAATGGTCTGCAAGTAAATCGGCTGCAAAATCTAAATTTGATGTATATCCATCAGCATACGCAAACGGATGGGCGGCAAAAAACTACAAAGAAAAAGGTGGTGGTTGGAAAACTTGCAATGAAAGTGTGCAATTAAATGAAGCTTGTTGGGATGGATATAAGCAAGTGGGTATGAAAGATAAGGGAGGTAGACAAGTTCCTAATTGTGTTCCTATAAGTGAAGATATAGATTCAGATGATGATGTAAACTACGGATATGTTGAACCCGAAGAATACGATGTTGAAGATGAGGATATGGAAGATTTCATTGCGTTTATGAGAAGTTATGATAAAACTTTAAATGAAGGATGTCAATGTTTGAGAGAAGCAGAATATCAAGGTAGAGAAGTACAATTGGGAAAACCAATGGCAGGTGATGTTAAGAAATTTAAGGTGTATGTAAAAAACCCACAAGGTAATGTTGTTAAGGTAAACTTTGGACAAAAGGGAGTAAAAATTAAAAAGAACAATCCTGATAGGAGAAGAAGTTTTAGAGCAAGACACAATTGTGAATCACCAGGACCAAGACATAAAGCAAGATATTGGTCTTGTAGAAAATGGTAAATTTGGAAAATTGAAAAAATTTACTTATCTTTATTAATTAGATATAAAATATTAAAATGGCAGATAAAACATTATTCGGTAGGTTACAAAAATTATTTTCAACTAATACCATAGTTAGAAAAACGGAAAAGGGAGTTAAAATAGTTGATACAGACGAGTATCAGAATATGACAACTAACCTTGTAGACCGTTATATGAAGCTCAAAGTGAGTAACTACGGTGTAGGAGGGGTAGAATCTGCAATGGCATATCAACAAGTTCGTATTGACCTTTTCAGAGATTACGATTCAATGGATATGGACCCGATTTTATCATCCGCATTGGATGTATATGCAGATGAATGTACTGCTAAAAATGAGCAAGGTAATATTTTAAAAATTCATCACGATGATGATAATGTTAAACAAATATTAGAAAATCTTTTTTATGATATTCTTAATGTAGAATTTAACCTTTGGCCTTGGACACGAAACTTGGTAAAATACGGTGATTTCTTTTTAGAATTAGAAATTGCGGATGAATTGGGAATTATAAACGTAATGCCATTATCATCATACGAAATGAGTAGAGTAGAAGGATTTGACCCTGAAAACCCACAAAGAGTTAAATTCGTATATGCTCCATATCAAAATCCATATATGGCGGTAGGTCAGACTACTAAAAAGGAATTTGAAAATTATGAAATTGCTCACTTCCGTTTAAACGGTGATTCAAACTTCTTACCTTATGGAAAGTCTATGGTTGAAGGAGCTAGACGAGTGTGGAAACAATTAATGTTGATGGAAGATGCAATGTTAATTCACAGAGTAATGAGAGCTCCTGAAAAGAGAATTTTTAAAGTGGATGTTGGTAATATCCCACCAAACGAAGTGGATAACTACATGCAGAAGATTATCAACGCATCGAAGAAAGTTCCATTCGTTGATGAAAAAACAGGCG